CAACCTGTGCCGGTAGATATTAATTATAGTGTAAAAATTGTTTGTAATAGAATGAGGGAGTTGAACCAACTTAATAAGATTATTATGCAAAAGTTTTCTTCAAGACAAGCATATACTTTTATTAAAGGACAATATGTTCCTATTGTATTAAATAACATTTCGGATGAATCTCAACTTGGATTTGAATCGAGAAAATACTTTGTTCAAAACTATGATTTTACAATGTTAGGTTATTTGATTGATGAGGAGGAGTTCGAAGTTAAACCTGCGATTGCCAGAGTTGCCCAAATTATGGAGTTGGATACCACCGTATTAAAAAGAAGGAGACCAAAGTTTCCTGAAAATCCCGATGAATTTTTATCTAACTTTTTATACAGAGTTGGAAATGATACTTTAAGTGAGATTATTGATTTCACTGCGAACCTTTCTTTATTAGGGTCGACCAACGTAGATAGTTTTGATGTCTACATTAATGGAGATTATTTTGGAACTGACGTTTCTGAAATTCAAATAACAACAAATGATATTTTGAGGATAGATGTTGTGAAGACAGACAATGACTTAGAGTCCACCATTAAGTTTGAATCTCAGTTGGTTTAATCCTCTCCATAGATATCTTTCTTTTCTTTACACTTCTCCACTATAAGATTTTCCAAAAACTTATAAATTTTTATCCCACGCTTTTCACAGTACTTTTTTAATATCTCGTGTGATTCTGGGGATATTTTTATATTCTTTATTTCTTTAATTGTTTTCATAGGTAGAAAAAAGGTAGAATAAATTCATACTCCTTACAAATAGATATTCAAAAGTCAAGTTTTTTCACATAGATATGAATATTTATCATTAAAATAAATCTGCAATAGAATAATTAAAGCATGGCAACACAAGTAAATCAAAAGGTATACGTATCGCCTGGAGTATATACGTCTGAAACTGACTTATCATTTGTAGCTCAAAGTGTAGGTGTAACTACATTAGGTTTGGTGGGAGAAACAATTAAAGGTCCCGCATTCGAACCAATTTTTATCACAAACTACGATGAGTTTCAAGCATATTTTGGGGGGACTGAACCTACAAAATTTATAAACACACAAATTCCGAAATATGAGGCGGCATATATTGCAAAATCATATTTACAACAATCTAATCAACTTTTTGTAACAAGAGTATTAGGTCTATCAGGTTATGATGCCGGTCCTTCTTGGAGTATTAAAGTAACCGCAAACGTTGACCCGTTAACTATCGGTCTTAATCCTGCGACTGGAACTACATGGACGGCAAATTTCTCAGGTTCATCTTCAGGAAATACTGTAACATTTACAGGTGGGGCATTACCTCCGCAAGTTCTTGCAAACTTTAACACTCAATATAGATTGTCTGATGGTAGTACATCAACTTTAGGATTGGATTTCACAAGTAACCTTGACAATATCATGGATACTCCTTCTTTATCCGCTAATACTGCGGTTGTTTATGGAGCGATGCCTGAATCTGACTTTTATGACTTGACAGCAACTTATTCAAACGTAATAAATGAATATGGATGTGATACAGTTAATCTTGCGACTAACGACTTATCCTCTGACGCGAATGACCCATGGTATTATGCTAACTTTGATATTACATCAGGTAACGCATATTCCGGATATTCATTCTTCTATTACGTTTCTTCATTAACTTCAGGAGCGTCTTCAACATTCTCAGGTACAATATCTGGAAGTGTTTACAATTACTCAGGAACTGCGTATTCAGAATACAACAACATGGTTGTTGCGACTTTACGTTCAAGAGGTATATCTTTATACACTAATAGTTCTACAAGTGACAACCACGGGCCGATTTATGAAGTTAACACATTATCAGATTTAATTTTGAATTGTAGTGGACAATACTCAGGTGTTACTCAATCTCCTTTTGAAGCATTCTTAATTTCAGGTGTAACAAAAGACGGAGACAATTTCTCTTTTGAGACTTCAATGGCGGCATCGTCTTCTAAGTTCATCACTAAAGTTCTTGGTGTTGATAACTTCGGTAAATCAAGAAACGAGGTTCCTGTTTATGTTGAAGAGATTTACCCTAATACTTTGAATTACGCTTATAACCAAGGTTATATTCGTGGTTTAAGTTGTAATTTAATTAATCTACCAGACGCAAGAAGTCAAGACCCAACATCAATCGCTTACAACGTAACACAATACAAATCACCAAGTACACCATTCTTAGTTTCTGAATTGAGAGGTAATAAAGTTTATAACTTATTTAAGTTCGTTTCAATTTCTGATGGTAACGCAGCAAACACTGAGGTAAAAGTTTCAATTGCTAATTTATCTTTCAATAATATGACATTTGATGTGTTGGTTAGAAATTTCTTTGACACCGATGCAAATCCAGTTGTTATTGAGAAATTTACTAACTGTAACATGGACCCATCATCTAACAACTTCGTTGCTAAGAAAATAGGTTCTACTGATGGTGAATACGCTTTAATTTCACGATACATAATGATTGAATTGGCGGATGAAGCGCCAGTTGACGCAATTCCTTGTGGTTTCTACGGATATACTCAAAGAGAATACTCATCAGTAACAAACCCTTCACCTGTTCCAATTTTCAAAACAAAATATTATTTCCCTGGTGAAGTAATTTACAATCCTCCTTTCGGAGCACCAACTGACGTTGTTGAATCTTCAGGTGATATTGTGAGAAGAAGTTATTTAGGATTCTCAAGTCAATTTGGGGTTGATGATTCATTCTTACAATATAAAGGAACACAAAATCCATTGAACTGGATTGCGTCTCCAGTACCTGTTGAGGGTCAAACTTGGAATTACTTAAGTAAAGGTTTCCACATGGATTCTGGAGCAACAGTAGTAACACTTGCTAATTCATTTTTAACAAGTGGTCAAACAGCATTCGAATGTGGTGTTGCTGACTTCACAAGAGATCCTGAAACTCAAGAAAACCCTTACTACTTTATTTATTCAAGAAAATATACAGTATGTTTTGCAGGTGGTTTTGATGGATGGGATATCTACAGAGAGTTTAGAACTAACCAAGACCAATTCCAATTAGGGGCAACAGGTTACTTGGCAGGAGCATCCGCTTCAACAAGATATCCAAACGCAACTGGTGACGGATTATTCAAGAGAATTGTTGTCCAAAACAATACTCAAGATTTCGCAAACACCGACTACTATGCTTACTTACTTGGTATCTTGACATTCGCAAATCCTGAATCAACTAACATCAACGTATTCGCAACATCAAGTATTGATTATGTAAACAACTCTAACCTTGTAGAAGAAGCTATCGACATGGTACAATTCTCAAGAGCAGATTCAGTTTACATTGCAACTACTCCTGATTATAACATGTATACTCCTGACGCAACTAACCCTCAAGATATCATTTATTCTCAAGAAGCAGTTGATAACTTGGATAACACAGGAATTGATTCTAACTACACAGCAACTTACTATCCTTGGATTCTTACAAGAGATACTGTTAATAATACACAAATTTACTTACCTGCGACAGGTGAAGTTTGTAGAAACTTAGCATTGACAGATAACATTGCATTCCCTTGGTTCGCATCAGCGGGTTACACAAGAGGTCTTGTGAACTCAATCAAGGCAAGAGTTAAACTGACTCAGGAAGATAGAGATACATTGTATCAAGGTAGAATTAACCCTATCGCAACTTTCTCTGATGTAGGAACTGTAATTTGGGGTAACAAAACTTTACAAGTTGCTGATACCGCACTTAACAGATTGAACGTAAGAAGATTGTTACTTCAAGCAAGAAAGTTAATTTCAGCAGTAGCTGTAAGATTATTGTTCGAACAAAACGACCAAATCGTTAGACAACAATTCTTAGATAGTGTTAACCCTATCTTAGATTCAATCAGAAGAGACAGAGGTCTTTATGACTTCAGAGTAACAGTTTCTTCAACACCTGAAGACTTAGATAGAAATACATTAACAGGTAAGATATACTTAAAACCAACGAAGGCATTAGAATTCATCGATATCGAATTCTTTATCACTCCAACAGGAGCTTCGTTCGAAAATATCTAATAACAATTTATGGGGGGATAATATCCCCCCTTTAGCCAAATGAAAAGAGAGTTTACAGAAGGATTCAAAAGTGAGGGTACTCCAGACTTAAAATATTATGCGTTCGATTGGGACGATAATATAGTCCATATGCCAACTAAAATTTTAGTTAAAGATGAGAGTGGTAATGAAGTTGGAATGTCCACTGATGATTTTGCGGAGTTTAGACATCAGATAGGAAAAGAACCATTTAATTATAAAGGTAATACAATTGTGGGTTATAGTGACTCACCATTCAGAAACTTTAGAACCGATGGGGATAAAGATTTTTTGGTGGATGCTATGAGATCAAAAAAAGGTCCGGCATTCGATGATTTTAAGGAAGCAATTAATAATGGTTCGATATTTGCGATAATTACTGCGAGGGGACATAACCCAAACACTATAAAAGAAGCAATTTATAACTATATTATAGAAGGGTTCAACGGGATAGATAAAGACGAATTAATTAAAAATCTTAAAAAATATAGGTCTTTTGTAGGTGAAGATGAAATGACGGATGAAGAATTAATTAAGTCATATTTAGAACTTAATAAGTACCATCCAGTTTCTTTTGGTGATGACAAAGGTGCTGTCAATCCTGAAGAAGCTAAAGTAGAGGCTATGGAGGCTTTTGTAAATTACATAAAAGCTATGGCGGCAATACTTAATAAAAAGGCATTCTTAAAAAAGGATATTAGTAATAAATTTAATCCAGAAAACTTATCAATAGGATTTAGTGACGATGATCCAAAAAATATAGAAGTAATGCAAAAGCACTTCAAAAATAAACCAGATAATATAGTAAAGACTTATTCTACTGCTGGAGGATTTAAGCAGGAAGTTAAATAAGAATATCATTTTCAAAAAAAAAGTAAATAGAAAAATTTTTGTGAAAGGATATATTTATCAATAAAATAACAAAAACAAAAAAATTAAAAACACATGGCTGATTTGTTAATGAAAATGCCGATTCCTTACGAACCAAAACGACAGAATCGTTTTATCCTAAGGTTTCCATCATCTCTTGGTATAAATGAATGGTTTGTTGAATCTTCTGCAAGACCACATATTATTATAAACTCCGTTCCAATTCCTTTCTTGAATACTGAAACTTATGTTGCTGGTAAGTTCACTTGGCAAACAATTCCAGCGGTGTTTAGAGATCCAATTGGACCTTCTGCGGCACAAGCTCTTATGGAATGGGTACGTTTACATGCAGAATCTGTGACAGGTCGTATGGGTTATGCTGCGGGTTACAAAAAAGATATTGACCTTGAAATGCTGGACCCAACTGGTGTTGTTGTAGAAAAGTGGATTCTTTATGGAACATTCTTGACTGACGTTAACTTCAACTCTTTGAGTTACGCACAGGATGGATTGGCAACAATCAACGCTACACTTCGTATGGATCGTTGTGTGTTGGTTTACTAGTTTACTACTAAAATATATCTAACCATTTACAATGTTGTTAAATTCCCATATATTTATTTATATGGGAATTTTTGTTTGTAATATATGCCAAAAAAAATGTGACAGTCTTAATTCATTAAGAAGTCATTCTGTACAAAAACACAATATAAGTGGTGATAAGATTTATATCGAATATGCTTTGAAAGGTGTAGAACCGAAGTGTGAATGTGGTTGTGGAGGTATACCCCCCTTTATTTCAATAGGGAAAGGATTCTCAAGATTTATTAAATCACACCATAATAGGGTTTTAGGTAAAAATAATTACCATAAAAATCCTGAAACCCATAAAAAGGCTCTCCAAACCCAAAAGAAAAATTGGAAAGAGGGAAAGTATAAAGGATGGTGGGAAATTAAATCTGAAGAAACTTTATCCAAAATAGAAGGTATTAAAGAAAAATTACGAAACAATAAAGAAAGAGGGAAACGAATATCTGAAAAATTAAAAGGTGTTCCAAAAACAGAAGAATCTAAACGAAAGTTATCTATTTCACAAAAAAAACGTTACGAAGATAATCCACAGTTGAGGATTAATCAGTCTCAATATAAGTTGGAGTGGATGAGAAAAAATTCAATAGTGAAAACCTCCAAATTAGAGGATAAGTTTATGAAAATACTAGATGAGATTGGGTATATTAAAGATATTGATTATATTCATAATCATTTAGTTTCTAATATAAAAACTTTTTTTGATTTTTACATTCCCAATAATAAAATAATAATAGAGGTTGATGGGGATTTTTATCATTGTAACCCTAATAGTAAATACTTAACTGCGGAATACGATATACAGAAAAAAAATTTATCAAATGACAAAAGAAAAAATACTTGGTGTGAAAACCATAATATTACTTTAATTCGTTATTGGGAAAAAGACATTAATGAAAGACCAGAATGGGTTATTTCAGAGTTAAGAAAAAAATTGTCTTTATAAAAAATTAATTAGAATTATATTTAACCGTAAAGAACTAAACTTTACGGTTAAATTTTTATATGGATAATCAAGCAAGAGAACACGGACAATCGAATTTTTCGTTACCTCACGACGTTGTGCCTTTACCGACACAAGGTCTCTTCTACAAAAATAAAAAGAAGTCTATTAAAGTAGGATATCTTACAGCAAATGATGAAAACATTCTCATGGCTGGTGGTAATGACATGACTCAAATTTTATTGAGATCTAAAATTTATGAACCAGATGTTCGTATTGAGGATATGTTAGAAGGAGATATTGAGGCAATATTAATATTCTTAAGGAATACAGCATTTGGTCCTGAAATGGAATTAAATTTAATCGACCCGATTACGAAAAAATCATTCAAATCAACTGTTAGATTGGACGAATTAGATATTATTAAGGGTGTTCAACCTAATGACGATGGTACATTTATAACTCAGTTACCAAAGTCTCAAACAACAGTAAAATTAAAACCAATGACTTACGGTGAAATTTTGGAAGTTCAAAAAATGTCAGAGTCGTATCCACAAGGTAGAACCGCTCCAAGAGTAACTTGGAGATTGAATAAACAGATTATAGAAATTAATGGAGTGACTGATAGGTCTGAAATTTCAAAATTTATTGACCAGATGCCTATAGCAGATTCCAAATATATTAGAAAGTTCATGGATGATAATGAACCGAGATTAGATTTAACGAGAACAGTAATGGCCCCATCAGGAGAGAAGCTAACAGTCAATGTTGGATTTGGGGTTGACTTTTTTCGCCCTTTCTTCTGATTATAGAAAAGGTCAAATCGATGAACTTTATTATCTCAAAACACTTTTGAACATATCATATTCGGATTTTTTAATTATGCCAATATTTGTTAGGAAGTATCTTTTGGATAAATGGGTTGAAAATAATAAGAAGGACTGAAAAATCAGTCCTTTTATATTTATATATATAACAATCAACTATGTTTTTTCAAGACGCAACACCTGGAGGACAATCTGAAAAATTAGACCCGTTAGCAAGTTTTGACATTAATAAGTCAAGACAACTTTTAGACCAGTATAGTAATCAAATTATTGGTACGTTCACACAAGGAAGAGAACGTGTATTTGAGTTCCAACGGTCTATTATGGATGCGTTGCCAAATATTAGAAGACTTGGTGGAGATATCGGGTCAACCGCTAAAGTAATCGATGAAGTAGCACAAGCCTCAAGACGAAATGTTATTGCAAATCAAGAAGATGTTGAAAAGTTATATGCCGCCTCTAAAGTTTTAGGTGTCAGTGCTAAAGATCTGACTGATGGTTTTTTGAACGTTGGTATGGGTTTGGAACACATTTCTGAAACACTTGAAGAATCTGTCGAATACGTTCAGAGTATTGGAGGGAATGCTAGACAAGTCATGCAAGATGTGTCGAAAAACATGGACCAAATGAATCGTTTTCAGTTTGATAATGGTGTTTTGGGTTTAACAAAGATGGCGGCACAAGCTTCCATGTTAAGATTTGACATGGGTAAAACCTTTGCATTTGCGGATAAACTTTTATCACCAGAAGCAGCAATTGAAGCTGCCTCTTCATTTCAAAGACTAGGATTGGCGGTAGGTTCACTTGGAGACCCACTTCAACTGCTGAGTCAATCACTAAATGACCCATCAGGAATACAAGATAGTTTGATTGAAATTTCTAAACAGTTTACTTATTTTGACGATAAAACAAAATCTTTCAAAGTAAGTCAAGATGGAATCTTAAGATTCAGAGAATTGGCTGAAACCACAGGAATCTCGGCAGCTGAAATGGCAAAGTTGGGGGTTTCGGCGGCTGAATTGGACCAAAGACTTTCAGCAGTTGATGCTGCGGGTCTTAAAATTGCAACCGAAGAAGACAAACAATATTTAGCAAACATTCTTAAGTTAAAGGATGGAGTTTACACAGTTACATTGGAGGACGGGAGACCACAACAATTAGCAGACTTACAACAAGATGAATTCAACAAATTAATAGAAGCTCAAAAAAATGGGCCTAAAACACTTGAAGATTATGCTAGAGCTCAATTGGGTATTGATGAAATAGTAAAAAATGATGTTGCCGCAATCAAATATGCTCTTACTGGTGGACTTTTGACAGATAAAAATATTCAACAATTGACAGAACAAGCACGAACGGCATCAGATGCGTTTTTGAGAGGAGCTGGAGAAAAAGTCACAACAAAAGATGTTAGGGAAAAATCTGAAACATTGACTAACCAAATGGCGGGTGCTATTGATGAACTCAAGGGTAAAATTGCGAAGGGAGACATAAATCCAGAAGAAATAGCGGATAGTATTGGAGCTATTGCTATGAGTAAATTTGGAGATCTTACGGAATCAACTAAAGGACTGATTAATAAAGCTTCAGAAAGTATTAAAGAAAAATTGAGGGAAAGTGGTGGAGAGATTCCTAATTTAGATGAAACTCTCAGAAATTTATCTCGAAATATGTTCAAAACCGAAGCTTCAACTACAGAACAGGGAACTACAAAATACCAAACAATTCCAATTGTCCCAAATAGTTCAAGTCCATTAGGAACAACACAACCACAAAACCAAGGGAATCCTACAAATCTTAACTTAGATGGAGAAATAGATGTTAATGTAAACTTTGATAATTTTCCTATCGGACTTAGTATCCAACAAAAAGATGAATTGTCAATGATATTAAAAGATAAATTTGCAAGTCAAGAATTCGAAAATATTATAAAGGAGATATCCAAAAAGGATGCATAACGGAAATCTAAAACGGAGACAATACAATTCGTATAAAAATTACTTTTTCTCTATTTATTAAAAAAGAATTATAAATGGCAAGTCCGTTAGATTTTGTAAATTCAGATGGGTTTAGAAAGAAACTTATTGTTAGGAACTTAACTCCATATGCTAAGGCTCCCAATAGACCAACCCAAGCTATTAATACTGAATATATTCAGTCAGATACTTCTGTACAAGATAGTCCCGATCAATTAATTGATGTACCATCTTTTGCAAACAAACTATATCCACTGAACCAATATGGTAATGAGGGTGGTTATGAACAAGTACCTGACCCTGGATCATTATTAAATACAAAATCAAATGAGGGAGAATACGGATACCAAGACGCAAATATTGTAGGTCAATCGTTACCAGAATCTCAAAAGTGGAAACCTCTAAACGTTTTTTCAAATGGAAACCAACTTCCATTAGATAGTGCTGAGTTTTTTGGTTCGTTGAATAGACCGATTACAACGAATACTTCCAACAATCAACCATATCCAACAACATTTGTATCCTCTAATTATACTCCTGTATCAATATTATTGTCCCCTGATCCAAGTGGAAATAATGGTTTATTGAGTCAAGATTCATTTATTGCTCGTTTAGGTGCTCAAACTTTGAGAAGAGAGTTTGAACAAAGAATTGCTGCGCAGATACGACAAGATACTTTAGGAAGAGCAAACATCCTTAATGTTAGTAGTGGTACTGACCTTGTTAACATTTTGACAGGTGTGGTACCTATCATAGAACCTGTTTATACCATTACAGTAACTGCAAACCCAATACTTGCCGCAGCAAACTTTGCACTAAGATTGGGAGGAAGTATATTACCTGTTTCTCCTATACCAGGTTCATATTTTGACCCAAATACGACTTTAGGACAACCAACGACGATACAACAAATTTCCAACGCTTTTAGAAGAAGTGGTGTTGGTAAGTTTGTTAATAGGTTAATGGGTGGAGGAGAGACTGGTTCTCAAATCATGTTCAATAACATGGGAGCGGGACAAAGGTCTCGATTGTTCAAAAACATAGATTTCAATAGATACAAGCCAAATTTTCCAAGAAACTTTTTCCAAAGGGTAGGTGGTACTCTATTGGGTACTGTATCCGACAATAGTAATTTTTATGTTGGAAGTATAACTTCCAACCCTTCTCAAGTATTTTCTCCTGTTGGAGATGTTCCTGTTAATCAGTTTGGTGTTGAACAACAATCACCGGTTTATGGGCCTTCAGAGTTGGCACAGTTATATGAAGGACCAAGTCGATCTATTAGATTGGGAGCGAACGGTCCTACATACAGTAATGGAGGTGGAATCGAAGGTGGTTTCACTTGGGTTTCACCAAAGTATAAAGGTAACGCTGGTAAGAAAGTTGGTATTGGTGGTGAGATTATACCCGCATCATCAGATTCAGCCCTTTCGAATCTGGCCTCATCTTATGTTGATACCGAATCAGTAAACAACGAATTCAGACAAGGTTCGATACTTGATGACACACAAAGATTAATTGATAGCCAACCACAAGGAGGTAAACGTCTTCAACACGTAGGAAATGCAATAGACCAAGTAAGTAAAGTATTCCATGATGGATATAAAGAACTTACTAAAGGTTCAAGAGTTTACAGATATGAAGGGGATATTGGTCAAGAAGTTGGTACAGAATATTGTCGTGTATTTGCAAAAGATTTACCATATTTACAATACAATGATTTACAAAAAACAGATGGTATTACAACTGAAGGAAGAAGATTTGCGTATTCCGTTCTTGATAAGACATATAACTTAAACATAGCCCCAAATAAACAAGAAGGTGGTCAGGATTCCACAAATATAATTGGAACCGTGAACAATGCGGTTGCAAAGAAATATATGTTCTCATTGGAAAACTTGGCATGGAGAACATCTAGTACTCCAGGTTTTTCTACGTCTGATTTACCTGTTTGTGAGAGAGGTCCTAATGGTGGTAGAGTTATGTGGTTTCCACCTTATGGATTGACATTTACTGAAAGCGTATCCACAAACTGGAATCAATCTGATTTTTTGGGTCGACCTGAACCAATTTATACTTACAAAAATACATCGAGAACTGGAACTCTTCAATGGAAAATTGTTGTAGACCATCCATCAGTTCTAAATGTCATTGTTAATAAAGTTTTGGGTAATGAAATTAATAAGACTCGTATTGATAGTATTTTGGAATCTTTTTTTGCAGGATGTAGAAAGTACGACATCTATGA